GGTTGTTGATCTTGTCATCCAGAAATGGTTTCATTTCTTTGAACATACAATAGGACAGAAAGTTTCTTGTCTTGTGATCTTCTTCCAGTTTCGTATCAAACTCAGTTCTGGTAATCGTAAAGTAGTCCTCGCAAATATTGTGAAATGCCGTACCTCTACGTGCAGCCTTCCGACTGATAATATTTGCTTGTTCTTCACCAACACGGTCTTTCCACTGTTGGAGACCATGAGTCTTACCAGGTTGCTGACCGATAACTGTAGTTATTGATGGGTATTTCTGACCAGACGGAGTTGTGTAAAACCTACACCCATTGATAGTCTCCGATTTCAGTTCTGGCCATTTGTAATTTTCTGTGTTCATAATATATAGTATACTTCAATTTAGGCTATAAGTCAAGGGTTATCTCGGACTCCCATATTTTGTTTGGCGATTAGATAACTTCTTACTAACCCACTTCGGATGATATCGCCGATACCGAAAGTGATAACTGAAAACTCATCCATATCTTCTAGAATATTGGAGAACTGGCGATAACCATCTCGGTCGCCATTGTTTTTCTTGAGGTCTGTTTGTGCATCATCACCAGAGAACATAACCTTAGAATCCTGTCCTGTACGAGTAATGATAGTGTCAAGTTCATGGAACAACATATTCTGTGCCTCGTCTACTACAATAATAGATCGGTCAAATGTCTGTCCACGAAGAAATGACGTTGAATAGAATTCAAGACTGCCCTGTCCTATGAGTTTGTCATACAACATTTGAAACTCTTGCTCGTTAGGCATCTGGAATAGATAACGAACAAGAATACGATAGGGGTCTTGATATAGATTGGACTTCTCGTCCAATGTACCAGGTAGAAAACCAATGTCCCTAGAAGGTAATAAACTTCTGATTAATACAACTTTATCATAGGGTGTTTCCTTTTGTAAAACTTCCTTTAGTGCAAGGTGTAATAGTATAAAGGTTTTACCCGTTCCGGCGGCACCAGTCAAAAACAAATTCCTTCCCTTACCGTACTCCTCAAAGGCAGTACCCTGTGCAGGTCCGACTGGTTCGATTGTAACTAAGTTGTTGGTGTTAATATACATCTTTCTATGTCTGCTCAAGTTAGTGAGGTCTCCAAGTTAGTGTTTCTAATATTTATTATACATCTATCGCACTATGTGGATTATTAGCTTTGATTCTTCGCAGAACATCTTTCCAACCATCACTAGTTCCATGACCACCGCCATGTCCTGACATATCTCTACCCGAAATAATAGAGTTGGGATTTGGGACGAAAACCGTGGTCCATCCCTCTCCCTTTAGTCTCTCCATTTCGGAGATGGTACAAGCAATATCATGCTCGGCACCATCGGTATCTTTCATTCGGTACTGTGGCATTATCGTTGAATCTGCCAAGAGCCATCTGCCATACGACAGGCTCGTCCGTATGCCTGTTGAGACTGACCACCGATCATCACGGTTTGTGTAAACTCACGGCAAGGTGTGCCGTTAGATGCCACAACTGTTCGTGTTGGTATTGTGTATCCACTGTTACCAGTGTTAGGATTACGCCAAGAACTGGACTGGTTGTCAGGTGCACGTTCAAGTGCAGTCTGGAAACTCTGACCCATCATAAGACGGTCACGTTCATCCAACTGCTGGCCAATCTGATTGCCCAACATAGCACCAAGACCAATGCCGAGAAGTGTCCAGATTTCTTTGTTACTTGAATTCTGTCCAAGGCCATAAGCAAGTCCACCACCCAAGAGAGCACCAGCAGCGGATCCAGTGTCCTGTTTAGAATATGTACCTGCACACCCAGTCAAAAGAGCTGACGAAGCTACGATTGCAATTGCTAAATGTTTCATTTTATTCCTCTTTGTAAAATATATGATTACCTATTATGGCTGTCTGATTCATACTATCTACCCAGTAAGGCTCTACACTTGTATTATGATAGTGTGTGGCCCCATTGGTAACATCATCTTCAACCATTGCCATAACCGCATAAAAAACTGACTTCATCCAAGCCAGGCGGTTCAATTTATTACCCACATTTATTCTATCACTCTTGCCGTCGTGGGTCCAACTAAACTGTTTATCTTGCCAAACAACACCGCAGATACTATCTGGCCATTTATGACTATCTACTCTATTTAGAACAACCTGAGTAACTGCCAACTGACCTAAGTCTGGTTCACCTCTACTCTCAAAGTAGACATTCTGTGCGGCACAATAGAGTTCATCTCTATTCACATTGGCCGCATCGTCAAACCCTGCTTTCGTTAGCATAGGTGAGATCACTGTCATTACAGCAAATAAAATTGATACTGAAGGTTCCATTATTTCTCCAAGTTGTGACTTTCGTTAGGTTGGTAGTCAGTCGGTATACCTTTGTCTTGTGGATCGAATGTCTGAACGCCAACGTGTTCGATATTCAAGTGATGCACAAAGATAATCAACTGTCTTTCTTCTAACTCCATCGAATGTAATTGTCTAGCACAGATATGTGACCAAGATTTGAGACTAGTGTAATAGTCACCAGGTTCTCTTTCAAACCAAGCTCTCTTGGGACATTTCTCTGCCAAGTTTTCGGCAATTTGTCTCACTTGCCAATCTGCCCATCTACCCTCAGCCATTAATGATCGCCTCACATTCGCCATATGGAGCTTTGCAAATTGGACAATGATCTGTAAACAAGAATTTACAGTCCTCTTGTTTTGCATCTCTGTATGACCCACCGTGTTCAAGGTCAATCACTTGTTTTCTTAAACACTTGACTTGAACCTCAAGGGACTCTACTCTCTTAACAAACTCTGAGAACATTTCTTCTACAGCATTTAGTCCGTACTTGTATTTCATCAGACACACCCTTCCCACTTGTCATAAAGTTTAGTTTCTAAACGATAGGCCTCGCGTTCCCAAGGCATATCATCATAGGCCATATGCAGTTTGTATCGTTTAGTTTTCCACTGCACTGTTTCATCTTCATAGTCATATAGTTCGCCTTTGACAAACTGTTTTAGATGAATACATTCATGGGCAATCCATGTGAGTATCTGTCTAAAGTCATGTTCGGTAGATGCGTCGATCTCAATCTCAAACTCGCGAGGTTTATCAACGTCATCCATGATCTGACAAAAACCATAGGCCCCTGTTTTATTCTTTAAGTTTCTTGTTAGTTTAATATCTAAGGTGATATGTCTTGCGAATCTACCACCGACCAAATCATACACATAGAAGTAAGCAGCACTAGTAATATCTTCTACTAACTTCTTATTCTGTGTTCTGTAACCTTCAATGTACAGGTTCATTTTCTTCTATTCTATCGAAAACGTATTGAAGTACAGGACCAGGAGTTCTATCTTGTCCAGGCAACACTGTAGTTTTACTGTGCTGCTGAATAATCTCCCGACATTTATCTAACTCATCAGGCCCGTGTTCTGAAATAACAGTTTTCAGGTCCGGGGTCATAATCTTGAAACCAATAATTTTCGGCATAATCGTGGACATAGAGTTCTCCAATTTTGTGAATGTACTATACATTATATCAGGTATCGGGATCCTTGTGAAGGGCTATAAGTCATTGATTTTAAAGAGAAAAGCAAAATAATTCAAAAACCCCTAGAAAAATAGGGGTTCTGTAAGTCATTGATTTTAAAGGGGTTTTTCGTAAGCCCTTGATTTTAAAAACTTTTTTATTTAGCCACGAAATGCTGATTCCAGCCAAAAGCTTCCTGTACAGCCGAAGCTGTCAGACCTTTGTACTTTTTGCTGAGATTCTTATCTTTAGCAACTACCAGCAAATTAGCCTCATCCTGGTGTAGACCTTCGAGCATCTGAATAAACATCATTTCCCGGCGGGCAGTGTTTATTGCTGGATTGCCGTAAACAGGTTCCATATTCAGATGGTCACGGTTCATCTTCACGAAATTGTGACAAATGCCGATCTGCTGTGTTAACCGAGTATGTTCTGTACCATCAGGTGCCTCGTTAGGAATAAAGGGTACATCACCTTCTGGCAATAACCATTCGACATTTGGGTCAAGAGCAGCCTTTAGAAACATCTCTAACTGAGGTGATCGGTACTTACGGAGTACCTCAATCTTCTTGGGTTTATCTTTGGCGTTATTTACTTTAGTGCAGATTTCACTAAAAAGTGGTGCGTATGTTTCGTCCATTTCAAAATTCTCCTACATTATCTATTAGTTGTGTTAGACGGTTTTCTATAAAATAGTTTAGCAGTTGGGATCGGTCTCCTACTTTTGCTTCATTGTATTCTTTATTTATCTTCATCATCAACTCGTCTGGAATATACCCCAAGTCAATCAATGTCTCGTTTCTCTGGTAGTTGCGAATCCAAGTGTCTCTTGGACACTTAGCAAGATTGTGTAGATCAATAGGATCATGCTCATTCATTGCTTCCATGATTGTACCAACCACTGCCTTTCTCAAAGGTTTCTGTCGTTTATCTGCAATAAATGTATCATCGGCAGACAGCACATTTGGCACACCGTCACTACGGTCACCTTTCAGAATATGCTCTTGCAAATATGCCTTAGGATCTTTGCCATTCAACATACGTTTGCTGACAGGACTAAACTGATCTACATTCTTACCATGCAACTGAATAAAATCTTTGTCGGATGACAGTATTAAATGCTTACGGTTAGTCTTGACAAAACGAACAAGTGTGGCGATAATGTCATCTGCCTCTGCACCATATG